CGAATACAAGAACTGGTTTTCCTCTGGTCATGTAAATTTTACTGACCAGAGTATAAACCAGAAGCTCGCGAATGATTCTTCGATTACAGGTCAATTAGCAACGATTGATCTATCCGATGCAAGTGACCGGGTTCCCCATGATCTTGCTATGGAGATGTTTCGATCTAACCCTGTTTTGCAGGAAGCGATCGAAGCTTGTAGGTCGAAGCGAGCTGAACTTCCCTCTGGAGAGATTATCTCTCCTTTGAGGAAGTTCGCCTCGATGGGTAGCGCTCTCTGTTTTCCCGTGGAAGCCATGTATTTCTACACTATATGTGTAGTGGCTCTCCTCGAGATTCAGAACCTTCCCGAGACTCGCCGAAACGTTTTTAACGTTTCTCGCGATGTCTATGTATATGGTGACGACATAGTCGTTCCATCTGCATATGCGATCGTTGTTCTCGATTACCTGCGAAAATACAATTGCAAGGTAAACGCCGATAAGACTTTCTTGAGTGGAAACTTTCGAGAGTCGTGCGGCGAAGACGCTTTTCAAGGCGAGCGGGTTACACCCGTATACCTTAAGAAGATCGTCCCTGAGAACAAGCAAGATGCCGACGCTTTGATTTCTTGGTGTTCCTCAGCAAATGCCCTTTACAAAAAGGGTTACTGGCGAACTTCTTCTCTACTATTTCGATACGTAGAGAGGATACTAGGGCCTATGCCTTATGTATCCGAAACAAGCGCGGCATTAGGCCGTAACTCGTACCTAGGTTATCGTTCCACCGAGAGGTGGAATCGTGACCTTCAACGCTTTGAAATAAAAGCGTGGGTGGCCAGTCCAGTTTATCGTACTGACAAACTGGATAGTTATGGTGCTCTGATGAAGAGTTTCCTTAGCAGGTATGATCATAATGATGATCTGCCTCCAACGGATCCTCGGCATCTCGAGCGATCTGCACTGCACGGCGCAGTTACACTAAAACGCCGTTGGGTCCCCTCACAATAGAGGGGTACAAGGGGGGCTAGTTGCCCCCGGGGACGTCTCATG